ATTATTAGTTCCAGATGCGGGTGCAGTTGTAAAACTTAAAGTTGTTCCACCCGATACAGTATAAGCTGAATGTGGATCTTGTCTAACATTTCCAACGAAGACTTCTATTTCGTTGGTGTTACCAACAGATTGTGAAAGTGTAAAATTAGTAGTTGAGTTATCACCAGAGAACTGCGAAGAGTTCATGGTTAGTAGGTTTCCTTTTGGACTGTTTCCTAAATATGCCATGATTTCTCCTATGTACTTATATCATCTACAGCGCCAACAATAGTATCTAAAGAAGAAGCAGTGTCTGATTGTACATACAACTGATCTCCTGAAGCAAGTACTATCTTCGAGCCTCCGTCAATTAGTTCTAATGATCCGCCGCTTACGACCGGTGCATTTTTAATTAAATAATAATCAGTTGATGATCTTTTGATAAAAGCATCAACCTGAATTGTTGAAGTTGTTGTGTTAGCCATTCTAACACTAATTAAAGTATCAAAACTATTGGCAGCTCCACCTAAAGCATCAACTGCTGATGTTCCTGTGTTTCGTGTTAAATAATTTCTGAAATTTTGTGCCATAATTTATTCCTTATACTACAAGGCGATTGACATTGCAATGACAAAGCCGTTGCTTGGTACTCCTACAATTGTATCTGATGCATCTTTATATACCGCTTTACTTGCTGGTAATGTACAAAATACATCTTTAGTTCCTGCTGAAAAATCGACTGCGCTGTCTGAGTTAGAAGATGAAATGATAGTTGTTCTAGCCAATGTTCCGGCCGCAACGGTCCCAAGTCCAACTTCGAATTCTGCACCGCCTTGTAAAGCGATTGCATAATAAGTTGTATTGGTATTTCCAATAGCAGAAGAAAAAGTTTCAAAACCAGTTACCGCTCCATCCAAAGTGAACGTACCGGTACCAGTAGTCGTACTAGTTTCTTTTACTCTATCATTTACTACTAACGCCATTTGTATTCCTTATAAAAATTACGCGTCGCCAAGTCTAATGATTGCATTAGATGAATCAGCAGTTGGGAACTGAATAACGAAATCACCGTTAGTTGCAGTTTTTGATCCGCCAAAATCTAAAACTAATACTGCTTCATTAGAAGTTCCTTTATAAATCAGAGCGCCCACTGCAGTTAAAGTTACAGAACTAAAAGTTAAATCTGCAAAGTCAACATATGCAATGTTACTTGATATTGCTACACCATTATTAGTTAAAGTATTTCCACCCGCAGTATAGTTTGTTCCAGACGAAGAAACTTCGTTAGTAACTGTATACGCTGCTGTGGCAGTACTGAAACCACCTAACGATGTATAAAGTGCAAGTTTGAAAGTTGATCCGCCAGAATCAAAATCAAACACACCACCAAGTAGGTCTGTTTTAAAAGAGTCAGGTACTATGTTAGCCATTTATTTTTCTCCTTATTTATTGCTTGATGGTGATTTAGAAATTAATTGAGCACGAATAACACCATCTTGGTAATCGTCTCGGCGTCTTTGACCGATTTGTTCGATCGCATACGATTCTAGAGCTTTATCATATTGCCCTGTGTAGTATTGTAACATATCCTGCGGTCCTTTCAAGTACCCATATGCATTTACTAAACAAGCATATAAAATTAAATCTTGATATTTATTACTTAAATAAGTCCCGGAAGTGCTGCCAGGAGAATCGGTAATACTTGGAGATTGTTTATCATAAGATAAAGTAATTAAATAAGTATCATCTGGAGTAGGTGCTACTACCCAATAATTAGCATCCCAATTAGCATAATATTTAGGAAGTCCTGATGAAGTGGATGGAGTATCATAATATTCTGCCATAAAAGAAGTATCTCTTTGTTCTAAAAAAGTTTGATTTCCTTTTGCATCTGTCAATTGAGCATATCTAATTGCTCTTAAATCAGATGGAATAGTAACATATCTATTTCCAGCTTGTAGGTTTGATGTTGCATAAAATCTATCTTGATCTGTATCAACAGCTCTTGTTATAGTATTTTCTGCATTTTGAATAATTCTTGATAATACAGAATCACTTAAAACTGAACTATCTACTTCAGTATAATTTCTAATATCATCTTGTAAGTTTGCTAAAGTGTATGCCATTATCCGTTTATAACTCCTAATGTTACTGGTCCTGCAGAACAGTTATTTCCACCACCTGATATTCCACCACTTGTAGCATTATTTGTGCTTGTAAAAAAGAAATAATTTTCAGGTTCACCTAGAGTACCTGCAGCAGTAGTAATACTACCATCTGAATTTTTCTTTCCTACTGTAATAGTAAAACCATTTACATTATCAATATCACTTACTCCATCAAAAGTTGGAATATTTGCAAAAGCTTGTAAGTTAGTTGCGTCAGCTCCACCGGAACCAGCTGATGTTACTTGAGGAGCTCCTCTAAATCTTACTATGTCTCCAGTAGATCTTTGATGATCTAATGAATATACATTTATAAAAGTTGTACCACTGTAAATTACAGTTGTGAATGGATTATTATTTAATAAAATTAAACTTGCAACTGATGCAGGTTGAGGTCTTGGATTAAATAATGCTTGAGGATCACTTCCTACTGGTCTAGGTTCTAATTGCGGTTGTTTAGCTTCATACTCTGAATAATGAACTAAAGAACCATTCCATTCTCTAACCATTTCAGAATATTTAAATTGCATTCCTGATCTATCAGAAATTGCTAATGCGTTTTTACCCGATGCATACTTACCCATTATACACCATCTCCATAAAATGTTTGTGGTGATATGAAACTAGATGTACCTTGATTATCTGCATCTAAAGCTCTTGCCATTTCACCTTCATAAATTCTTTCAAGTTCCATTGTTCGTTCAGGAGAAAATTTCATACTTAAATAATATGCAAGACCTGACATCATACATGGATAAAATCTATTTACTACATCTGCAGTATTTGTGTAAGAACCTACATCTTGTACTTTAGAAACATAATAAAAACAAAATTGATAATTTGATGGTGTTGTTGTGCTTGATACACTTGCACTTGGTGTAGTGTATAAAAATATACTTGGAGAAACTTTTCTATCTACATAATATTGTGAAGGAGTTCCTTTAGCTAATTTATTAGGTGTTTGAGAATAAGTAGATCTATCTATTTTAGTTAATGAAATATCTTGTGGATTTGCTGTATCAGTATTATTTCTATAAAAAGCTTCTAATACATCACTAATATCACTTGGAAAATTAGCTGAATCAGAAGCAAAATTATATTCTGCTTGTCCTAATACTAAAGGTACTTTTGCTAATTTTACTTTCCATAAATGAACACCTCTATTACCCCATTCTTGAAACATAATATTAAGAGATCTTCTAGCTGATTTTAAATGATAACCTGTTCTAGTTCCTCCTACACCTGTTCTCTCATAAGCCTCTTCTATTATATCATCTATTTGAGGATTAAATTCTGTAGTTTCTGAAGTAGATTCAATTGGTTGCGCTGCATTACCCATACCCGCGGTTGCCGCTGAATAATAAAATAATAATGGAGCTTCAATAGATTTTACTGGACCGACGATAATGGTTGTGTTGGATCCAGAAGATCCTGCTGTTCCATTTGTAGTTACACCGTTTGTGTAAGCAACACCACCTGCAGTGTTTGTTCCGTCTTTAGTTTTTGAAAATGCTAATGTATTACCTGCATTACTTGAGTCAGAAGTATCAAATATATATGTATTGCCTTCTTGTAAATAAAGAACAGGACTTACGTCACCGTTAATATAAAATTTATTACCGGTACCAAAAGCATTCTGTCCCGAAGCTACGGTGACTGTATAAGTAATAGTTGCCATTAACTATTTTCCTATGTTGTTAAACCTGGAGCCGAATATTTATCTGTTAATAATGTATAAGCTGCAACATTAGTTTTAGTTTTGCAGAATATTCCTTTTGGAAATAAAATTCCATCTTCAGGAAATGAAAAATTAATTACATCACCTTGTGGTACATCTCCAATAAATAAAGTTGTTCCAGCATTTGATGTAGTAGTTAATTCTAATAATCCTGCACCAACTCCATCAGAAGCAATTATGATACCTCTTAATCTAATTGGTTGTGCAATAATTGCTGTAGCACCTGCAGCTGCATCTGATCTTGTAGCTTGTATATCGCTTTTATAGCTCATTTTATTCTCCTAAATTTTTAGGGCTCCCGAAGGAGCCCTTGTATTTTATTAGCTTAAGTTATTGTTTTGAACGTATCTAACAGTTACAAAACCTTCACCAGCACCTGTGTTAGTGTTAGTTACAAGAATTCTTCTGTCAGTAGTTCCAACATCAGCCCAGTTTCCAACTCTAGTTGCATCTGCGCCTGGTCCAGCTTCTACAATACCAAGTGTTCCACCTGCTACTGCTGCAGCTGCTGTTAATGCAGTTGCATCACCAGTCCAACCTAAACCAGCTGTACTAGCTGCTCCATCCCAAGCTACAGTTACTGATAATTCAATATCTAAAATTTGTGAATTAGCAGGTATAACAATATTAGTTGTTCCATCTGCTTGAGTAATAGCTTGTGATTGTACCATTACAACTTGACCAGTATTTTTTACATCTGCTCCAAGTGTTGTTCCTGTTGTATCTTTGATTGTTCCGGCTTTTATTGGTCCCGAAAAAGTAGTGTTTGCCATTTTATATTCCTCCTAGAATATTTAAATGTAGTCCCTAGAATTGTCGACTATACGCGTCTACATTTAATTTTAATTAATGTATAGTTAGTAATTTATATATTATTTTTAAGTAGAGTGCAAGAGGGCCTACGGTACAGATTGGATTTTTCCAACGATGTAGCTTTT